AGCGTGCCGCTCGACCGGCACAATCTGTATGACGCATTCGGCCCCCGTGGGCTGCGTAGATAGAGAGCGATGGAATGAAACTGACAAAACGGCAAAAAGCGCTTCTAAGCCGGGAGCTACGCGCTGGGGAGTACATCCTTCTTCTCACTGCAGGGGACGATACGATTGCAAAAACCCTATCCGACAAAGGTCTGGGTTACTTTACCAGCTTCGCCAGTAGTTATTCATGGCGGCGACGCGATGGATACGTCAATCACTTTACGCCGAATGATGCTGGCCTAGCATTGCGGTCGGCGCGGGAAGGAGCGATGGAATGACAGATCACGCAAAACACGAGTTCACGCAAGCGCAAATGGCTGCGTCTGGGTGGGATTACATGGTCAGGAAGAAGGACGGAAGCCTGATGTTCTACAGCGACCATGAGGACGTTGCAACATGGATTAAGGCCGATATTGATGCGGGGCACGAGGTTTCGCGGATCCTGACGACGCAAACCACATAAGGGAGGGGTTGGCAGATGAAGAAGTACGAAACATTCTGGCTGGATGAAACCGACCCTGCTGAGCTTCGCCGTCGCGCAGAATGCCTGAGACAAGATGGGTTATGGGAGGTGGCAAGGCAGTTCGATGAACGAGCGGCTCGCCTCGATGAAAAACAACGTCAAGGCCGCGCTCTGGGGGCGCAAGGCGCGTAGAAAAGGAGGCCCTAGCCTATCCCTGTCCTGTTGCGATCAGCTTCCTTGGCGGCCTCCCACAGCTCCCGGCGGAGCGGCGCCAGATTGTGCCGGTCATCGTCGGATGCAACCTTCTCGAAGAAGGTCTTGATCTCGTCAACGCCCTCGTGCGCGATCCTGCGTGCGCGGTCCCACAACTCCTTGTGCGGGGTCTCCACGGTCTCTCCGCGCGCCCATGAGGCGAGCAGCTTGCCGGCATCGCGGTTGATGTGGGAGCCCGGCGAGAACGCCATGCGGTGCTGATCCTGGACCTTGTGCGGCAGGCTCAAATCGACCACGCCGGGGGCGTCTGGGCGCAGGGTGAACGAGGCGGTCATTTCGTAAAGAAATCGTTTCTCCTGGATCGGGTGCCAGCCGGCGTTTTCAACGATGATGCGGCCGCGCTCGTCCTTCTTGCTCATATCGATCCTCTCCTCTGCCCGCAGGCAGAAGATCAGATGTGTACGGACCTGCAGAAATGCGTTCATCATCTTCTTGTGGCGGGCTTTCGGCTCCTTCCATGCGCCTGGCCCCTTGGCACCGGAGTTCTCTGCCGCTTCCATGATCCCGCCCTCGCCGTCAAATTCGTGGGACATGCTGTCGATCACGATAGCCTTGTAACCGGCTTTCTCGGCTGACTTCACCGCCTCGAGGTAGCGCTCCGGTGTGAAGGGTGGCCCGAAATCCGCGTGGTCGAAACGGAACTGGTCGGCGTAGTGCAGGGCGCGTCCGGCCTCGGTGTCGACCACGGCAAACGGCTCGTCGCCGCATATCCCGGTTGCGAGCTCCATGGCGGAGTAGGTCTTGCCGGAGCCTGACGCCCCGGCCAGTGAAATCAGAATGTGCGTATTTAGGCGCTTGCCGGTTTGGAATTTGAAGGTCATTCGATCACCTCGTTTTTTCGTGCCGATTGCCAGCCCTCCGGCGCTTGCCAGTCAATGGCCAGATCCATCATGTCGGCGCCGTTCGCCTTGGCCGCCTGCTCCGCGTCCTTGTCGGCGATAAGGTTGCGCTCGTGCCATTCCGGGCATTCGAGCATGATGGTCTTGCCGATGTTTCCGGGCCATGTGTTCGTGCGCAGGCAGCGCGCCCAGATCTCGATCGCCCGCTTTCGCCTAGCCCGCGCCTCGCCGATAAACACCTCGTCCAGCTCGGCCACGAGGCACAGATGCGGGGGCGATGTCTCCTGCACCGCGAAGAACTGGCGCGGCGCCGATCCGGTCAGGGCGAAGCCTGCGGCGTCGTAGTGGGCCGCGATCATGTCCCAGCCGGAGCTCGCGGCGTACTTCGCCAGTGTGGCCGGGCGGATTTCGACGCCGGTCGTCTTGTAGTGAATAATCGTGTTGCTCGGCCCGTGGTAGAAGTCAGGCCGCGCCCGGTGCATGACCCCGGCCTCGTTCCAGAAGATCGAGGCTTCGCGCGCCGATGTCGGCAGCAGCGGCCCAATGTCCTCGTTCTTCGAGAACTGGTCCAGCGCCTCGCAGGCCATGGCGTCGACCCGGGCGATGTCCTTTGACAGCACCGGGGTTTTCCCGGCTGCGTAGGCCGCATCCCGGGCCGCCTGGGCGTCCTTGGTGCGATAGTCGTTGAAGGGTATCTCGGCGATCTTGTTGCCCTCGCCGGTAAAAAGCGCGTGCGCGGCGGTGCCGAGGTCGAAGATCGAACTGGTGGCGGTCTCCGCATTCGGGTTGAGGCGCCGGGTTTCCCGCCAGACCTTGCGCGGCGCGGTCTCTAGCAGGCGACGGACCAGCGAGCTTGTCAGGCTCGGCTCCGGGGCCGGGTCGTCAAGGTAAACGTCGAATGGCATTTGTTCGATAAGTATTGGCAGCTTCACCAGATCTCTTCCTTTTCCGCGAGGGCGGCATCGAATTCCGCGCGGGCGGCTTCGCTGTGCGCCTTCATGGTTTCAAGGAGGGTCTGCACCTGCCGCCGGGACAGCCCGGTTTCGGACTTGACGGCGAAATCGAGATACCCGATCGCGTGGTTCAGGCCAGCCGATGCTGCCATATATGCGTTCGTCATCTTCTGCTGATAGCTCATCTGGCATACTCCTCATAATGGGCCAGATAGGTCCGCAGGTGGTCAAGATCCCACCTCGCTCGCGACAGGCGCTCGATCCCGTGAAAGCCGAGGTAATCGGTGTTTTCCATGTCGATCACGGCGCGCTCCGTAGCCATCACCATGGCCCCGATTTCCTCACGGGTCCGGCCGGCGCACGCCTCCTTGATATGGTTTGGTATCGCTGAGTGTGTCATTCATGGTTCTCCTTCTCGCCAGGTTACCATAAAACAGCGCCTTGACAGGCGCAAGTGTTTTTTATAAGCTGACAATGCAAATATTTAACGGGAAAATGCAAATGTCTGATAACAAAGACGAAATCTTGCTTGCGCGAGCGCGAGAGATTGTTGCTGATCGGGGCGGTTCGCTGACCGAGGCGATGCTTGCGGCCGAGGCTGAGCTGGCGCCAAAGCCCGAATTGCCGACCTCGTTCACGGTGACGATCCAGGTCAAGCCGCGCGTTGCGAAGTGGGTGATCGAGGAGTTCGGCGGCCACCCGAGCCTGACGATCGAGGAGCGGCTTGGCGCGTTTCTTGAGATCGAACTGGCGCACACCCGCGGCCGGGTGATCAAGGTCCGGCGGGAACAGGCGCAGATCACCAAGGGCGGCGGGGCCGTAACGGTGACGCGCGACAAGATTGAGGAGGCGATGCGATGAGCAAGGTCATCGACCTGAACGGCATGGAGACCACGGCGGCGGTCAATCGCCCGGCAGTCATGGGCGCAGCGATCAAGATTTATTTGCTCGGCGGTTCCATCCTCGACCAGAAGGAGCGCATCCGCGCCGCTGGTAGCTATCACCTGATGAAAGTCGATGGCCCGGCGATCATGGCGCTGGTCGAGGAATTAGAGGCGCGGCAGATCGAAACGGCAGGCTGATCATGCCTGAACTGCGTTACATGCCATTTTTTGTCGCCGACTGGATATTGGACACAGAGCACCTCTCGCCGGACGCGTATCGGGCGTATCACCTGCTTCTGTGCAAGATGTGGCTGACCAAATCCAACGCCCTCCCCGACGACCAGCAGGCCCTCCGCGCCCGCGCCGGAGTGAGCGCGCAGAAGTGGCGTTACGTCTGGGCTGAGATTGCCGAACTGTTCCTGATCGAGGATGGCTTGGTGCATAGCAAGCGCCTAGACAAAGTCCGAGCAGCAGCCGGGTCAACGTACTACGCTAGGTCTCAGGCTGGACGCAAGGGAGCAAACGCTAAGTGGCTGAAATATAAGAAGTCGGGCGATGGCAAAGCCAATGGCAAACACGATGACAAACGATATGGCATTAAAAATAAAACATCTCTTAAAGAGATGGGTGCCATACATGAATTTTCAGGGGGGGCAGTGATCAGCGACATCACTCTACAGGCAATCCGAGACGGCAAAAGGTACTTGGTCAAAGGCGTCACGGCGGAGGCCGCGAGACAGGCGATCAAGGCAGGTCTCGTGACTGAGGACGAATGCAGAAAGGTAGGGATCCTGTGAACGTGGGATTGGCAATCGGCGGGCCGCTCGACGGGGTGGAGATACAATCTCCCAGCGTTCGTCATCACGTCTATAAATTCGTGGAGTGGTGCCCAAGCGACGGCGAGGGCGTGCACCTGTGGCTGCCCGTGGGAATGACCACATCCGAGGCGCTTCACAGGCTGGTCGACTACTACAGGAACGGAAATCATGGCGACTAGGGGAACGCGGGTCTGGAAAGACGGACAGGCGGCAGAAGTCGAAGCCGCGATTGAGGAGTATTTCGACAGCCTGGTGAAAACCCGCATTATCAAGCGCAAGGTCGATGGCGAATGGGTGCAGGAGGAGGAGGAATACATGGCGCCCCCGACAATGGCAGGGCTGGCCCTCGCCCTCGGGGTCACGAGACCAACCATCTTGAACTATGCTGAGCGCGATGAGTTTTATCCCGTCATCACGCGCGCCAAGCTCAGGCTGGCCGAATGGTGGGAGAGCGCGCTGGCCTCTGGGCAGGCATCGAACGGGGCAAGGTTCGCGCTTGAGGTCAACCATCGCTACGGCAAAGAGGACCAGGACGAGCGCGAAGGGGATGGCTTCACGATGCAGGTCTTGCCGCCGGCACCGAAGGAGCAGATCAAGGCAATTCCAATGTGGGAGCCGGAAGAATGACCGAGAACGAGGAGCGCATATGGCTCGCCAAGATCAACACCTGCACCAGCACCGAGGAGCTTCACGCGATGCTCACGGGAATGGCGGAGCAGGGGATCAACCCGACCGGCGACATGGTGATTGCCGCGAACGAGAAGAAGATCGAATTGCTGAGGAGGATGAGATAATGTTGCACACTTGGAAGGGAAAGCCGCTTGAGGAAATGAGCCGCGAAGAACTAATTGAGGCTCTTTCTCGGGTCGGGCGGGAATTGCAAGATCTACACACAAGCGAGGCAATCGAGATCCGCGCTCTTGGTCGCGTCGCCAAGATCGAGATTGATGAGGGGAAAAAGTCGAGGGGTGTGTAAATGCCATACACGGATCACGGAACGGGCTACCAGCGCACGGACACGAGCCGGGCGGCGGTGGTGCCGGAAACCAAGCGGCTGCGGCTGCGCGATCAGGTTCTCGTGTTCCTGCGCCGCTCGCTCCTGCCGCTGACAACCGAGGACTTGGCGCGGATCATGGACCGGCCCTATGCCTCGATCCAGCCGCGCCTGAGTGAACTGCAGGATTCGGGGCTGGCGCGGGACAGTGGGCGGCGGGGGATGACGCGCTACGGCCGCTCTTGCATCAAATGGGAGGCTGTGCCGCTTGACGAGAGGCCTTCGGCTGGCCTAGAAATGAAGAACCCCGCGACTGACTAGATCGCGGGGCTCAATTGAAGCCGCAATGTGCGAGAAGGAGGCTCCAAGATGGACAATCAATTACCAATAAACCCGAACACAGGCAAGCCAATCTTCGGGTTGGACTTCTGCGAGATCCAATCGCAGCGCGAAATCGACATCGAGGACGAGAATGAGCGGCTGAGGCGCGATCTGCGCCGGGCCGGCCAGTTGATTATAGGCTTGTGGTTTCTCCTGGCGGGGGCTGTTTTGGCCGTGCTGGTGCTGCTATGAGGGGGCAGGTCAGGCGCGTTGTTAACATCGTTTGCGCCGCGCGGGGCGTGTCCCGGGCTGATATTTTGAGCCCCGACCGGCACAGGGGGGTATCGTGGCCGCGGCAGGAGATCTATGCCATACTGCGCGATACTTCGCCGCTATCGATGAGCGCCATCGGTGGAGACATTGGGGGGAGGGACCACACTACGGTGTTGCACGGGATCAGGGCGGTTGCGCGGCGGTGCGAAGCCAATTCCGTTTATGCGTCCGAGATGGAGGCGATGCGGCGGCAGGCAATGGCACACGTCAAGCCGGTGTTTATCCGCCACGGCGCACTCGCCGGGTTTCAAAGCGGGAGGTCTGGGAATGTTTCTTGAGCATGTGGGCCAGGCCAGGTTCAAGGCGATGTACAGCTCAAACGTGACGCTGCAGTACATCGCTGATGAGTGCGGCGTCAGCGTGCCGACTGTGATCAGGGCGGCGAGGTCCCTCGGGTTGCCGGGGCGCCGGGTGAACGGGATCAGGGTCAAGCCGGGGCAGGCCGTTGCAACGCCGGAGGCGAGCGGAAGGCCATGTCCGAAGGTGGGCGGTTCTGCATTCTGGACGCCCGCCCGTGACCGGATGATCTGGGACACAGGGGGGCGCCACGAGGGCATTGCCGAGCTGGCGGGGCGATGGGGCGCGACGATCCAGTCGGTCACGGCGCGATGGCACAGGCTGCGGGTGGCATAGACTAGGCGGCGTGTTTCGTGTATTGTCGCGGCAAATTGCATGGAGTTTTTCTGAGATGGCAAGAGACCAAGCTACCGTGGACTGCGCCGCTGGCGCGTGGACGCAGCTAACGAATGCTGATGTTGTCGCTATCACATTTCAGGTTATCGGCGATGTGGCTGTCTACATCCGCGCAACAACCGACGAGGCCACGCCGACCGAGGATTACGGGCTGGCGTTTCAATCCCTCGACGGTAAGATCAACCGGGCAATGTATGATCTTTTCAACCTGACCGGGGCCGCCCGGCTGTGGGCGAAGCCTATCGGTGATGTGCGCGGCGCCCTTGTGTATGTGGATCATGCCTGATGGGCTCGGCCTGGCCAGTCGGTGATTTCGGCAACCTTTGGAATGATGACCTGGCGGCGCGTCATCGCGGAGCCGGGTACTCCCCGGCGATTACGGGCACGCCGGTTGATTTGTACGTCTACGACACCTCGAAGGACAGTGACGGTGGTGCATGGCGCAAGCGGTGCCAGCACACGAGCTGGTATAGCGAGACGCTGAACACAGCCACCCGTGGTTCTCGCCGTGAGTTCCCAGCGGTTGCTGTGATTGTGGCTGAGGCTCAGAAGGTCACGATCTACGATGGCGATGATCCTGATCTGCCGATGTGGATGGTTTTTAATGAAGGTGGTGCGAATGCGCTCTGGTCTAACACCAACGTAAACCCAACTAGCGTATCGTTTCTTAACGGTATTATGTGCGTAGGGCAGGGCGGGACTGGTGTGGGCGGATTTAACAGAATGCACTTTGTCGAAGACACTACGTCTTTGATGGTTGACACCACTGTAAAATATAACGTGATGACTATTGCTGAACGCAATAGAGGTGGAAGTTTAACTACTCACGGGAACTTCCCTGCTGGGCTGGTTAATCGCAACATCAACGACGTAGCCATGGCCGTCCTCTCCGGCGCTCCGACTGACCCTGCGACTGGGCTTC